AAATGAAGAGAGCCGGATTTAAAATCGAAGATACTCCACAACTTTATTATTTAAAATCAGAAGGATTTAGAAGAATAGAAGCTAAGGCAAAAGATAAAAAGTTTTATTACTTACATTCTGATGCTTATGAATACTGCTTAGAGAATGTAAAAGCGGTTGAGAGAACAGATGATGCAGTTAAGTATGAAAAGGTAATGCCTACTCAAAGAATAGATATTTTTGATGCAAGTGTATTTGCAGCTATGCAGATGCTTAAAAATTTAAACAAAGCAGAAGCTACAGACAAATGGTTAAACTTAGGAATTAAAAAAGACAAAGATAAAAAGGGAGGTGATTAGATGGGTGTAATAAATAATCTAGTTAGCAGAGTAAAGGCAAGAGCAGCTCCTAAAGAAAAAAGAGAAGCTTTAAGTTGGTTTCTAACAACTGATGCCTATGATTTATTGAGTATTTCAGGATATACAAGACTAAGCGACAATCCAGAAGTTAAAATGGCAGTACATAAGATAGCAGATCTTATTTCTTCAATGACAATACATCTAATGCAAAATACAGAAGATGGAGATGTAAGAGTTAAGAATGAACTTTCTAGGAAAATTGATATTAATCCATACAGCCTAATGACAAGAAAAAGTTGGGTTTACAACATAGTTTACACAATGCTATTAGATGGAGATGGAAACAGTATAGTATATCCAAAGACAAGTGGAGGATTGATAGATGAATTAATACCATTAAAACCTTCCAGGACAAGATTTATTGATACAAAATCAGGATATCAAATTGAGTACCAAGGCAAAACTTACAATCCAAATGAGGTCCTACACTTTTTAATTAATCCAAATCCAGAGAAACCATATATAGGAACTGGATACAGAGTGGTATTAAAAGATATAGCAGAAAACCTAAAACAAGCTACTGCTACTAAAAAATCTTTTATGAGCGGAAAGTACATGCCTAGTTTAATAATCAAAATGGACTCTACTAATGATGCTCTAACTAGTGAAGAAGGAAGAGATAAGGTAATGTCAAAATACATTAACTCTTCAGAAGCCGGAAAACCTTGGTTAATACCAGCAGAGCTATTAGAAGTAGAACAGGTTAAACCTTTATCCCTTAAAGATATAGCAATAAATGAAACAGTAGAGATTGATAAAAAGACTGTAGCGGGAATATTTGGGGTACCAAAATTTTTATTAGGTGTAGGAGATTATGACAAAGATGAGTATAACAATTTTATAAGCTCAACACTTTTACCTATAGCTAAAGGAATGGAACAAGTACTTACAAAAGGACTTCTTTACAGTCCGGACCTATATTTTAAATTCAATCCTAGATCTTTATATGCATATGACAAGAGTGAGCTTGCAAATGTCGGGAGTGATCTTTACGTTAGAGGCATAATGACGGGCAATGAAGTTAGAGATTGGATAGGACTTTCACCTATGGAAGGATTATCAGAGTTAGTTATATTAGAAAACTACATACCATTAGATAAGATTGGAGACCAGGGCAAACTGAAAGGTGGTGAGGCTGATGGATAGAGACAAATTAAGATTAATAAGAAGCATGAAGGTAGATTTAAAGACGAGAGCTGAAGAGGATAACGAGAAGTATATTGAAGGTTATTTTGCAGTTTTTAACAGAGAAACTGAATTATGGCCTGGTGCATATGAGGATATAGACAGTGAAGCTTTTGATAATACTTTAGGAAATGACATAAGAGCTTTGATTAATCATGACACTGGATTGGTCCTTGGAAGAAATAAAGCTAACACCTTAGAACTTAAAACTGATAGTCATGGACTTTGGGGAAAAATTAAGATTAATGAAAATGATTCAGATGCAGTTAATTTATATGAAAGAGTTAAAAGAGGTGATGTAGATCAGTGTAGCTTTGGATTCAATATTCTAAATGAAGAAGTTGACTATAGAGATGATGGCAGTGTGAAATGGACTATTAAGGAAATAGATTTACATGAAGTATCAGTGGTAACATTCCCTGCATATGAAGATACAGGAGTGCAGGCCAGAGAAAAAGAAGTTGAACAGCATAAGAAAAGACAGTTAGAGGTTAGAAAAAAAGAATTGAAAGAGAGGTTAAAGAATGCTAAAACAATTAATGATCCAAAAAAAGATTAAAGAGAGAAATGCTCTTTTAGAATCTTTGAGAGAAGAAGAAAAGGAACTAGAAACTAGAGAGGCAGAACTTGCAGAATCTATTGAAGAAATAGAAACTGAAGAAGAAGTAAAAGCAGTTGAAGAAGAAGTTGAAGATGTTGAAGTTAAAAAAGCGGAACTTCAGGAAAAGAAAAGTAAGCTTCAAGGAGAAATAAAAGATCTTGAAGGACAGCTTGACGAACTTAACTCAAAAGAACCTGTAAATAAAGTTGAAGATAAACCTAAAAAAAGAGAGATAGAAAGAGGAGATGAAGTGAGAATGGATAGATTAAAGTTTTTCCAGGGTAGAAACAAAGAAGAAATAACTAACTTGATGGAAAGAGAAGATGTAAAACAGTTTATCACTAGAACTAGAGAAGCAATAGAGCAAAAAAGAGATGTAACTGGTGGAGATTTAACAATACCGAATGTACTTCTTGAAATGCTTAGAGATAATCTTCACAGATATTCTAAATTAGTAAAACACATTAATTTAAAACCTGTAGCAGGTAAAGCTAGACAAAATATTTTAGGTTCTATACCTGAAGCTGTATGGACCGAAGCAGTTGGTAGTCTTAATTCTCTAGCTATTACTTTTAGTCAAATAGAAGTTGATGGATATAAAGTTGGAGGTTATGTTGCAGTTGCAAATTCACTACTTGAAGATTCTGATGAAAATCTAGTTAGTGAAATCATGGATGCTTTAGGACAGTCTATAGGATATGCAGTAGATAAAGCTATCCTTTACGGAACTGGAACTAAGATGCCTGTAGGTATAATGACTAGATTAGCAGAAACTGCAGAACCTTCTTACTGGGGATCTAATGAAGTAGATTGGACAGATTTACACACATCTAATTTACAGTTAATTGACGCGACAGCTGCAACTGATGAAGAATTCTTTAAAGACCTAATTAGTAAGCTTGGAGTAGTACAGGCTAATTATACTAACGGTGAAAAGTTCTGGGCAATGAGCTCAAATACTTTTGCAACTCTTCAGGCTAAAGCATTAACTATTAATGCATCAGGTGCTATAGTATCAGGCCAGAACCAAACAATGCCTGTTATAGGTGGAGCAGTTGAAATACTTGACTTTATTCCAGACGATGTAGTAATAGGTGGATACGGATCACTTTACCTATTAGCTGAGAGAGCGGGAGCAGCATTAGCACAATCTAAAGAAGTTCAGTTTATAGAAGATAACACAGTATTCAAAGGAACTGCTAGGTATGATGGTAGACCAGTATTTGGTGAAGCATTTACAGCTATAAACATAAGTCAGGAAGATTTAGAGGTAGCTCCTACAGCTGATGCAGTAACATTTGCTACTGATAGTGCGAATGCGTAGGTGATAAATAATGAAGGTGAAGGTATTACAGAAGTTTAGAGATAACAAACTGAAATGCATTCACAATGAAGATGATGTAATTGAAATTTCTAAGGAGAGATATGAAAAACTAAATTCTATCTCTCCTGATTTAGTTGAAACAATAGAAGAAGAGACTATAAACTTTGACAGCATGACTAAAAAAGAAATAGTAAAATTTGCAGAAGAGAAAGGCATAGACCTTAATATGAGAATGACTAAAAAGGAAATGGTAGAGGAGTTGAGCTAAATGGATGTAACTACCGTACTGGATCTTGTTAAGGCAAGGTTGGGTATAAGTGGAACTGTAAGAGATACATACTTAACTAAAATAGTAGAAGGTGTAATAGCTGAACTTGAAACTGAAAAAGGCGTTGTACTTGATGAAACGAATGCAAATCATTTGATGTTTGTAGTTGATTACTCTACCTGGCGGTACACAAATAGAGACAGTGAAGGTAGTATGCCTAGACATCTTCAATTTAGGATGCATAATTTAATAGTACAGTATCAAGCAACTACAGAATAGTGGTGATGATATGGAATATAAAGAATACAAAGAAGTTGATTTAATATCACCTAATTACACTACAGATGAATTAAACAATCAAATTCCAGGGGAACCTACAATAAATACTGTTTTGTGTTATGAAAAAGCTATAACTAGGAATGAATTTTATAGTGCAGCAGTAGCTGATCTAAAGCCGGAAGTGATTTTAGTAGTTAAAAAGTACGAATACAACGGTGAAAGAAAATTGGAGTATGATAGTACAAAATATCATGTAATGAAAACTTACCCTTTAGGTACTGAAGAAATAGAACTTACCTGCGAGAGGATTGGTGCTGATGGCTAAGACTGTAAGTGTTAATAAACTAGCTGAAGAAATAGTAAGTCAGATTAAAACTTATACTGATGATGTTTCAGAAGCGGTTGAAAAAGAGGTAGATGAAACCACTAAAAAAGTTTTAAAAGAAGTTAGATCCGGAGGACCATACGATCAACAAACTGGAAAATATAAAAAAGGGTTTGCTAAAACTAAAACTAAAAAAGGTGACTCTATAGAAAATACTGTCTGGAATGAAAAACATTACCAAAGAGTTCACCTTTTAGAATTAGGTCATGCTTCTGTTGATGGCGGTAGAGTTAAAGCTTATCCACACTTGACTCCTGCATATGAAAAACATGCAAAAGACTTAGACAAAAGAATTGAAAAAATAATTAAGAATGGAGGGTAATTATGACCTTAGAAGAATTAAAAACAGGACTTGTAGAGATAGGGTTTCCTGTTACATATTATGAGTTTAAAGAATCAGTTACACCTCCATATATAGCATATATGCTTGATAGTTCTGATGATTTAAAAGCTGACAATGAAAACTATAAAGACATATCAGATGTAAATATAGAACTATATACTACTAAAAAGGATTTAACATCAGAAGGATTACTAGAAGCAAAACTTAAAGAAATGAAATTACCATATTATAAAATAGAAAACTGGATAGAGTCGGAGAAATTATTCCAGATACTTTATCAAGTTAGATTAATTTAGAAAATGAAAGAGAGGTAGAGAATAAATGAGTGAAAATAAAGTTACGTTTGGACTGGAAAATGTTCATATAGCTTTTTTTGATACAGCGAGCGAAACTCAACCTGCATGGGATACTCCTACTAAAATACCAGGTGCGGTAAGATTTACGCCAACACCAGAAGGAGAATCGAACACATTCTATGCAGATAATGGAGCATATTTCACTGTAGTATCTAACAATGGATATACAGCAGAACTTGAAATGGCTAACTTGCCAGATACTGTTAGAGCACAAATGTTAGGATGGGAAGTAGATAACAACGGCATGATAGTTGAAGTGGCAGATGCACAACCAGCTAAGTTTGCATTAATGGGTGAGGTAAAAGGCGATAAGAAAAACAGGAAGTTTGTTTATTATGACTGCCAGGCTGAAAGACCATCTAAAGAAAATGCAACACAAACGGAAACCACTGAACCTGCAACTGATGTATTGCCATTAGTCATATCGCCAATAACTGTTGGAGATAAAAAGATCGTAAAAGGTGATATAGAGTTATCAGAAACTAATCAAACTGTGTATGATGCTTTCTATACTGCTGTAACTGAGCCTGATTTCACTACAGGAACTTAGGGTGATATAGATGAGAGAGATTACAATAGGTGATAAAGAGATAAGAGTCAAGGCTACTCCTTTGGCTCTTTTTTATTATAAAAAAGAATTTAATGCAGATATAATAGGTGATTTAACTAAATATATAGAAGCAGCAGAAGATTCTTCAAAAATGGATAGTGTAGCACTCCTTCAAATGGCTTGGGCTATGCAAAAGTGTGATGAAATGAGAAAGAATTTTCCTAGTTTTGAGAAGTGGCTGGAAGATTTTGATTTTGTAGATTATGCAGATGAAAAATGGCAAGAGTTGTTAGTAAAAGAAGCGGAAGAAGGCTTCTTTCGTAGCGGTGGTGGAGGAGAAGAACCAAAGTAGTGATAAAGAATTAAACGAAAGAGTTGACCTTGTAATTTTAAGTAATGCTAAACATATGGGATTATCTTTTGAAGAACTTAATGAATTTACTTTAAATGAATTTATGATATTTTCAGATATTTGGTTAGGTAAAGAGAAGAAAAATGAAGTTAAAAAAGCAACTCAAAAAGATATAGAGAACTTCTACAGATATATGTAGAAAGTAGGTGAGTAAATGGCTAAAACAATTAAAGGTATAAACGTCAAGATAGGTTCTGAAACTACAGGACTGACTAATGCCTTAAAGGATGTAAATAAAAAGTCAAGAGATATAGCAGGGGAACTAAGAAAGGTTGAAAGACTTTTAAAGTTCAATCCTAGGAATACTGAATTAATGGCTCAAAAACAAGAGCTTTTATCTAAACAGGTAGGAACTACAA